TGTGCAAATAGTTGTGGATACCACAACTGTTGATATAAGACTTTATAAGAATATTCTTGAGCAAAAGCTTGTTACTGGCCATAATCTCAAATTTGATTTGCAGTTTCTCTATAATTACAACATCATACCAAGAAGAGTATATGACACAATGATTGTGGAACAGATGCTTTATCTTGGTTTCCCTTCAAAGATGATAAAATACAGTCTTGCTGAAGTGGCAAAAAGAAGATTGAATATAGATATTGACAAATCAGTAAGAGGTGAGATTATATGGAGAGGACTTGATGCTGAAGTTATACATTACGCTGCGAATGATGTAAAATATCTGTATAGTATTTTAACATCACAAATCAAAGATTGCAGAGAAAGACACTGTATGATTGGTGCAAAACTTGAGTGTGACTGTGTCCCAGCAATGGCATATCTTGAATGGTGCGGAGTAAAACTTGATGAACCAAGATGGAAAGCAAAGATGGAAAAAGACAAAAAAGGTCTTGAAGAGGCAAAGAAAAGACTTGATAATTTCGCTTTGTCCACAAATGTTTTGAAAGAATTTACCAAAGTTAACACACAGGGTGATTTGTTTGAAGGTTTTAATCTTGAGCCTGTATGCATAATAAACTGGTCATCATCACAGCAAGTTGTCAAAGTAGCCAAACTTCTTGGGTTCAACACTGTGACAAAGGATAAAAATACAGGAGAAGACAAGGACAGTGTGCTTGAAAAACTTCTTGCGACACAAAAAGGCATAAATGATGAGTTCCTTAAGTTATATTTTGACTATCAGGAAAAATTCAAAGTGGTCACTTCTTTTGGACAAGGTCATTTGAATGCTGTCAATCCAAAAACTGGGAGAATACATACTGTTTATAAGCAACTTGGAGCTGCGTCTGGCAGAATGTCTTGTGGTTCACAACAGCCTGATACTGATTTGGCAAAGTATAAGAAACTCAAGCCTTCTGATTGCACATTTCCTAATATTCAGCAATTACCACATGACGAAGAGACAAGAGCATGTTTTATAGCTGAGGAAGGCAATCTTTGGGTAAGTTGTGATTATTCAGCACAAGAAGGAAGAGTCCAGGGTGATATATATCAGGATGAGGCTATATTGAAAATGTACAGGGAAGGTATTGATGGGCACAGTATGTATGCGAAGATATTCTTCAAGGACGAACTTAAGGATATTGATGTGCATGATGTGAAGAAATTAAGACCTGATTTAAGGACCAAAGCGAAAAGTCCAGAGTTTGCATTGGCCTACGGTGGGGGTTATACAACAATTATGCAGCAGCTGAAATGCAGTGAGGAAGAGGCAAAAACCATAGTCAAGAATTATGAGGAAGGCTTCAAAGGTACTGTTGAGTTTGCAAAGAGAGGAGCACAGTTTGTAAGAAAAAACGGATATATAGTGATAAATCCTCTGACAGGACACAGATTATGGTGGTATGACCATGACCATTGGCTTGAAGTCCAGAAATCATTCACACAGGAATTCTGGGAAGATTACAGAACAAACCACAAAGGCACTGGAGACAGTATTGCACTTATGGTTTCACAGCATTCCAAAGCAGCTTCAAAGTATGACAGACTTGCCAGAAATTCTCCTGCACAGGGAACTTCAGCTTGCATGACAAAAGATGCCATAACAAATATATTCAATTGGATTGTTGATAACAATTATTTCAATAAGATATTGTTTTGTGCGGCAGTACATGATGAGACAAACTGGGAATATCCTGAAGAGGTAAAAGAGTTTCCTGATATTGTAAAATCCGAGATGGAAAAATCCGCTTCAAAATTCTGCAAATCAATAGATATTCCAGCTGAATTGTCTGTAGGCAAACATTGGATTCACTAAAACACAGGTAATGAGCAGTTATTTAACCTTTTATATCACAAGAAAAGATACTGACGATGCTCCTTTGGAGATAATGTCAGTAAGCAGGAATTCAGAGCTTTACCAAAGTCTGAATGAGTATATATACAATAATCAGGCATCAGAGCTTACCACTAATATTGTTGATTTTGCAATCAGTGACGTAAGAACTGATATAAACAAACTGAAAAATAAAATTGATGAGTATTGTAACCACCTTCCAGACAAGCTTTCTGACAGAATTGAAATGCTTGATTCAGTATTAGCTTTAAAGGGATATATTGGTGATTTAGAGAAGACACTACACAATCTTATGTTTATAAATGACATTGTGTTAAATTCTGAAGCAAATAACACAAAAGTAATAGTTGAAATATCATAATATGGATAAAGAATTAATAGAAATAATGACTGAATCTGTCAAAAAGGATGACATGGTGAATCATCCACCACATTATTCATGGTTGAAAGACAAATGTGGTATTGAGGTTATTGATATCACAAGACATTTGGATTTTGATCTTGGAAATGCTGTTAAATACATATTGAGAGCTGGACGCAAACATGAGTTTGGAATGTCTGACAATGATAAAACTCTTGAAGATCTTAAGAAAGCCTTATGGTATTTAACTGACAAAATAAACACTATTGAAAATAAAAACAAATAATTATGAGTAATTATCCAGCAGGAGCGGCAAACGACCCTTATGCTCCATATAATCAACCTGAAATACCAGAACAAGAATTTGAAGTTACAATTTGTCAATCAGTAAGCAAGACAACACATATATATACTGATGACTATGCTCCAATATCAGAAGAGGATGAAGAAGGTTATTATGACTATATTGACACTTCCGACACTGATTGGGATAAAGCATATAAAGACAATGAATACACTATTCCTGAAATTCTTGAAGAGTGCAGAAAACTTACTGAAAACATACTTGACAATTGGGAGTATTTCAAACAAAAACTGAATAAACCAGACCTTTATAATATAAAGAGACTTAGTGAATCTTGTAAAGACTGGCAATTGGATGATTCGGAGGTAATACATGAGCAATAAAATTGAGGACATATTAAAGGAATTTATAGAACTCGCTGATTCCAAAATACTTCAGTTACAAGCCACTTCTATGTATACTCCTGTAACAAAAGACACTTGTATCAAGAATATTGAAAAATACGAGAATCTTATAAAAGACGCTGAAAAGATACTTAAAAAAATAAAAAATAACAAGCAAAATGGGTGAGTTTATAGAAGTTAGTAATAATACTGAAAAGTTTCTTGTGAATGTTGACCATATTGTGAGTATAAGAGAAAGTTCGCTTGATGAGAACCATTCTGTAATTCTCACTACAGGAGGTTATGAGTTTCTTGTGAATGGCAAGTACAATCATGTTGTCAATTCCTCATTCAAAAGAACAAAAGCTTTGAGAGCTTTTGAGACAGTAATATCACAAACCAATATGGATTCTGACACTTATTCAAGATGTCTTGAGAAATTCACAAATATTATAGACAGGAGTACTGAATAATGAATAAGGAAAAATATCGGAAGATTGAAAAAGAGCTTCTTGAAAGAGGTTATAAAAGGTACGACCAAAATTGGCATCGTGAAGATTATGTCATAGGGAAAGGCTTTCATAAAGAGGATAATGAGTTTGAGGAAGACAGAAGTGCTTATCAAATACTTTTAAGTATTTATGATATGTCTTTGCACAAAGAGTGGTGGGACAGAATGCCTCCTGAAACAAGACAAAGTGTAGGAATAACTATAAGATTTGGAATTTCAAGAACAGTTAATGAGAGGATAGACTTGGAAACAGCTTGGCATGACGACACCAAAATAGAAGATGTTGAAAAATTCGCTGAGAACTTTTTCAAGTTTATCCAACAACAATATCCAAAACCAAGAGAATAATAAATATGAATTTAATAAGAAGCAGTGCAGAATATATCCCACAGGAACCTGGTCTTGAAGGTGTTTATAAACAGATTGAAATGGCTGCAAGGACGTGCTATTCTGAAGATACTGAAGTATTAACAAATAATGGATGGAAATTTTTTTCAAAAGTTTCTGACAATGATAAGGTTTTAACTTTTATTCCAGAAACAAATGAGATGACTTGGGATATTCCAAATATTGTTTGTAAAGAAATAAATGATTCAATGATTGAAATAACACATCCTAATATTAAATTATGTGTTACTAAAGACCATAGAATATATCAATCTATTCCAGAAAAAAGAAAATATGACTTTATTTTAGCATCACAGATTGCTGGTCTTGATAAAATGTCGAAATCTAATCGTTGTAGATTTAGAATACCAAAATATTTTATAAACTCTAAAAGAAGTTCAGATTGTATAAGTATCCCTACTATTAATTACAAAACTACAGTAAATGGAGGAAATGGAAGATTTATAAA